ATTTCTTTTTGCATTAATTCTAAATAACCTTCGCTATTAGTATCAATATCCATTGCCTGTTCAATAGTATTCATTACATATGATGGACCTGGACCTACCCAATTCTTTTGAATTGTTGTTAATTTGGCTGAGTAATTATTATAACCATCTAGATGGTTGTTTAAGGGAGACGCTAAACCATTGACTGTAAATGTTTTACCTATTTCAGATGTTGAATTAACTAGTGTACCTGGCAATTCATTACCATTTGTTATTGCTACATTAACATCAGTTAAAGGTATAGTTATAACACCAGGCGCTTTTACATCTCCTTTAGTTCCTAATCCAGCATTTTCATCCGCTTGAGTATATAATACATCTGTACCTGATGGACTCGTTAAAACAAGAGATGACCCTGCACCAGTTTCATCTGTAAAAAATTTATTATTTTCGTTATTAGGGTCAGGTATTCTAAATTGTGCTTGGCCATTTAATACAACATCTGTAAAAACATTATTTTCTTGATAAATAAATTCATCCATATTCATAAATGTATAATAAGCTTGTAAGAATTTATCTAGCTTATCTTTATTTTCTAATATTTCGGATGGTATTATTTGGTCTAAACGAATATCTTCTTTCGTTTGAGACAGAGTTCCTTGGTCAATTTCAATTGCTCCAGGAGTTAATGTTTTTTTATATCCCATTATTTAAATCTTGATGTTGTTGTATAGTCTATAGAACCGGCTGAACCAGCAACTGCAATTGTATCTATTTCTGGAGTTATAACTACAAAACTATTATCAATTGATATTAATTGGTCTCTCTTTGGTCCTAAATCTAATGAGTTAGGTAATACAGTAATTTTAATATTATCAGTGGTATCAGGTGTAAAGTTATTTAAAAGAATAGTACCTTTATCTACATCTATTTCTCCAGCGCTTTTAATCACCGTTGTATTAACTTCATTCACTACTTTATAAACAATTACATTTCTTTTAGTAGAATCAGTAATAGGCTCATCACCAAAGAAATGGTCAACATTATTTATTTTAAAAGCTGAAGATGATATTAAAAATGCACTTGAATTACCTGACTGGAAAAAAGGAGATGAAAAACTTAAACTAAAGTTATTTAATGCATTATTTGCCGGTGTAATATTTTGAAACATTCTCGGTCTTACTGTTGTATTTAATATAGCTGGGTCACTGTTATCTATATTTCTTGTTAACTGTGAGTGTCTAAATACACCATCAAATTTATTTAAATTATTAAAGTTATAATCTGTTATAGTATCTCTTACTACTGATTGTAAATCTACAGAACTTCTATCTGTTAAATTAGGATTATATTTAAATGATACATCTAATTCTAAATAAGTAAAGTTAGGGTCTACTATTTGTGGAGTAATTGATACAACATTCTTACCTTTTAAAATAGCTCCGGTAATATTTGTTTTTTCTGCTGTTGTAAGTGTTTCTGCTAATAAAGGTTTAATACAAACATATACTCTTCCATAGTCAGGTGGGTCATTATCTTCACCACCCCATGTTGAGATAGAATCTATATTACTAAATTCCTTTTTAATAATTGCTGCATAGTCATCAGCTGTTACTGCTCTGTTTTGTGATATAAAAGTAAGAGGAGCGTTAAATCTTATTGACTCCATTGTTTCTTCTTCAGCTCCACCAGCAGCTGCTGCAACTAATGATACTGCAATATTATCAAATGTACCAATATCATCAACCATTGTAAATAAATTTGCACCATTACTTTCAGTACCTTTAGTGGTTACATAATCAACTGTTACGATATTATTATTAGTTGGTTTAAATCCAGTTACGCCATCACCAAAGTATACTTCATAATAACCGCTTGGATTTTCTTGTAAGTAATAAACCTTTGATGTAGAATCTACACCTTTTAATGTTTCAAATTTTGTATATACGTCAAATGCTGTTGATTCCTCATTCGCCTGTACACGTACGCGTAACGTGCTTGTATCAGCATCAAAGTCAGAGAGTTGAAATTTCTGATTTTCTATATCATTATCAACTCTATATTTTAATTCTCTTGAAGTTCCTTCAACAAGAGTGACATTATTAAATGTCCATGTTGAACCACTTAACGTAGCTTGTTGAGTATTTAAAACAACAAACTGAAATTCTTCTCCACTTACAACTGTATTTAATTTAGTCCCTTTTGTAAGTTCTAATACTGTTGGTATAGTACCTGAATTTGGTTTAGTAACAACAATATTAACTGTAGCTCTTGGAGATAAAACAGACCTAGGTGTATATCCTAATAACTTAGCTCTTGTTACGACATTACCTCTTATCTGAGCTGAATCTAAAAACGATTCATTTAATGAGTAATGAGCATTTAAAGCATTATAATGAGTATTATAAGCTAATACATCTAATAAGACATTAAGGCCTGAACCTTCAAAGTCATAATCATTAAATTCTGTTTGTTGTTTTAAAAAGTTTTTGAGATTATTTTTTATATCTGCAAAATCTAGTTCCGTTACATTTAAATTTGTTGCCATTTTATCTTAACCTTCTAAGTGGTATTTCAACGACTTGTTCTACGTTGATTCCTTTTATATTAAAAAAAACTTCTATAAGATATTCATTCCTAGGTATATTATCAGTTATATCGATACTTGTGACTGATACTCTTGGTTCATACTTTTCTATAACATCTCTTATATTACTTCTTAATTCTATGTTTGTTATTATCCCAGCAGGTTCAAAAAGTAATCCTCTCAGATTAGCTCCTAAATCATCTGCAAACGGTCTTTCATAAAAATTAGTTATAAGTAAATTTTTTATTGCATTCTTAATAGCAGCATCGTCTTTTAAAGGTATAATATCCTTACGTATAGGATGAATCTTTAAAGATAAATCTAAATCGCGATGAGCTTTCTTTCTAGAAACATTTCTTGCCTGCTCTAAATCGCCCGATATTTGCTTGTCGCCTGTATATAATCCTGCCATATATCTATTTATACTCGTTAACCGGCTTCTTCAACCGTTATTGCGTTAGGAAGTGGATTTTGTACTGTGCTAGCCACTTCTTGTATACCACCCGGTAATTGAATCGTTTTTGGTACTCCTATTAACTCTAAGAACTTACAAAAATCGAATGTTAAAAATGCTATTATAGCATCTAATCCAGGTATAGCTTTTATAGCATTAGTTATTTTAGAGAGTACTTCTTTAAGTAGATACGCAAAATAATCTTGAGCAAAATTAATTAATTTTTTTATTAATCTATCTCTTTGAAATTCTGATATCTCTACCTTTTCTTTTATTTCACCGCCTAATATTTGTTCTATAGTAAAGGGTCCTATCTGTATATTTTTTAAATCTTCTATTTGTTGCTCTATATCTTTTTTCTCATCAGCAATAATAGTTTGAATAGCTAATTTAGCTGCCGCTCTTGGGTCAGTTGGTAAAGTAAACCCTAATCCTAAATCTTGTAATCCTTGTATAAAATTACCAGTTTGAAAGTCTTTTACTTTTTCTTTAAAGAAATCTTTTACCGTTTTCTTTTTAAAATCTAAACTATCAAACTTATCTTTATATAATTTATATTCTGGCGGTAATAACTCATATAAATTGTCTATATCTAAATCAATGTCATCAAATAATGTATTTAAATAAGTTCTATCAGTAGCAAATTTAATAACATCAACTTCTATACCAAGTATTTCAACTGTTATTTCAATAGCTACAAGGTCAGCGACTATTTTTAATAATTGTGATTGTACATATGTACTAAACTCATCAACTAAACCTTGTATTCTTATTTCCCATTCTATTTCTTGTATTTCTAATTTTTTAAACTTAGGGTCAAAAGGTTCAAATATAGGTTTTAAATCTTCTAGTATTTTTTTTAATTCTTCTATCTCGTACGTATACGCGTGCGAAGCTAAACCTTTAAAATAATTTGCTAAATTAGCTGGTGTAGGTAGTAAAACTGCCGGACATTCTAATGGCGGTATTGTTAATGTAGGAGTTGTCATTATATAACTTTAGTTTTAGTTAATGATTTTATTTCTATAGTTCCGTCTTCTAAAAATTTAATATAAGAGCCAGTCTTATGAGTTATTTTAATTATTTCTTTACCAGAAGTATTATCTAATTCAATTTTATGACCCGCTTTTGATTTATAAACTTTGTTATCTATTGATGGTTTATTTCCACCTGCATTAATTGCATCTACTACTTGAGTCACACCAGGATTTACATATGATTCTTCAGGAATATCTGGCGTTCCATCTGTTTGCGTTGCGATTGAACCCATAACTATAGGGTCTTGAGCTGATGGACCATCTGCAAAGAATCCTACTACCCATGAACCAACTTCTAAGTGATGATTACCACCATTACCTTTAATAGATGCTGATGTTGTTGGCATCATAACAGTTGCCCAGGGATAATCTCCATTATTTACTACTCCGTCATAATATCCATAAGCATGTACTCTTACTCTATTTAAATTTTTAGTATCATTAATATCTTTTACTTCGCCAATAAACCATGTAAAGACTCCGTTTTTAAATTGGTCTACCTTCCTATCAAACATTATTTACCTCTTATTTGTTCTTCAATAAATGAATCTTTTTTAACTTTAGCATTTATATTATAACCTTCTTTACCAAAATGATGTGTAATACTTGATACAAGATAAGCACCACTTACATAATTATCAAATATTTCTCCATCAGCTCCTTCTTTATTTGAAAGTTCTTCTGATACATCAGCTTGTTTTAATATAGCAAGACTAATAATTAAACCAGGAGCTAAGTTAAAATCGCCAGTTAAATTAAGGTCAACTACTGTAGTATCTAAATTATTAATACTCATTCTACTTCTTAATAATGCTTCATCTTGAGTCGGATTATGATAATTCTGATGATTATCAAATGCATTAGCGTTATATGTTATCCAATGCTGTTTAAATTTTTTAAAATCAGTAATCTTTTGACCATCGATAGTCATCTTATCATTTATTGGCGCAAAGGTATTTAATCTTATCTTAGGAGTATCATATTGAACAGTTTTATCACTTCTTGTTTTA